TTGAAATTTGGTGGCCCCTGCTGGACTTGAACCAGCGACCAAGCGATTATGAGAACGTTGCACCGCCTTTGTAAAACAATAACTTACAGGGAAAACAGAAAGTTACGCCACGAATGATGTTGAACGATACTGAGCTTTTGAGTGCTGGGGGGACAGAAAGGGGGCAAATGTCCCAGGGGATTCAGCGATATCGCCTCCTGCAGATGGCTGGGGGCAAAGTGCGCGTATCGCATCGTCATCTTGATATCGGTATGTCCCAGTATATCTTTGAGTACCAGTATATTTCCGCCGTTCATCATAAAGTGGCTGGCAAAGGTATGACGCAGAACGTGCGACAGCTGCCCGTCCGGCAGGTTGAGTTCGGCTCGTTCTACGGCTTTGCGAAATGCGGAATAACAAGATGTAAAATAGCGCCCGGGTTTTTCCGGTCTGGGTAACGAGTCGTAGAATGCTTTGCTGATCGGAACCGTGCGGTTCCTGTTGCCTTTCGTTTTGAAGAAGCTGACCTTGAGGTTTTTGATTTGCTTCGTCGATATAGACTCTGCTTCATCCCAGCGCGCACCGGTCACCAGGCACAAGCATGCCACCCAGTAGGTGCTGTCATTCCGGCTTTTAAGACATTCGTCCAACAGGCGGGTGATCTCTTCATGTTCAAGGTACGCCAGTTCGGCTTCTTCTGATTTGAAGGGGCGCACGTTGGACAGTGGGTTATCAAGCTTCCAGTGGCCTAACCGCTTAAGTTCGTTGAAGACTGCGCGGAAGTATGCCAGCTCAAGATTCATGGTTCTGGGCGAGACTTGTTTAACCCGGGATGTGCGGGATATCTCGCCAGACAGTCGCTTGCTGCGATACAGGGAAAACATGATGGCGTTGAACTCATGGGCCAGCGGTTCACCCATGCTCTCACACGCAAACTCCATTGCACCTTTGCGCTTTTCGCCGTCATCCAGCGTCACGCCGTGTTCATCAAACCATTGGCCAACCAGGTCACGTAGTTTGCGGCGATCTTCCTTTCCGTCCAGCCAGGGCTTTACATGAATGTTTTCCATGATGTGGTTATGGTATGCCAGCGCCTCGCCTTTGGTTGAGAACGTCTTACGGATGCGCTTACTGGCTTTACCCTTTGGCTTTCCTTCAGGATAAAAATCAAGTAACCATTTACCTTCCGACTGTTTCCTTATTGTCATTTTTAACGATTATCCATTAGAGCCAAGATTTTAGAATCTGGATCAAGTTTCACGGGTATACATGTTTTCTTACCGTTTAAGCTAAACCAATATTCTTCATCATTTTCAATTCCAATAAATTTACCTATATCTTTTCCGTAATATTCAAATGAGTATTTAGATAGCTGCTCTGGGGAAAACATTTTTCGAGCTTGCCCCAGCGTAAGCCTTGTTGATTCATGGGTATTTTTATTAGCCATGAAAAGTTGTCTGCCTCGTAATTCATCTGCGATTGCTTTTGGAGATGATGTAGGTTGAAGTTTTTCTATTTGGTCTTGTAACTTATTGAACATATCAAATAGCAAAGATTCATTTTCATTTAAGTTAACTGTGTTTATAGTGGCAGGTTTAATTTGTAATAATTTTACGATGGAGTTTACGTCATCCTCAGGAGCATTTTCTGTTTCAACAAGAGATTTTGCTATTTCTAAAATTTCAAATTTTACAGCGTCAACCCTAAGGTTTGGGGTGTAAGGTACGTAACGGAAACCAACGATGTCGAACGGTGGTTTTTGTAAGCCATCGGTTATTAGAATAGTTTTCTTATTGAATGCCTGCCTGAGGCCTAGCTCATAGAATACATTAGCGTTTTTAGAGCTGATATCGCAAATGGCCATATCACAATCCATTATTTTCTTTAGGATATCAAACATGATCATGTGTGATGCTTTGCTATCGTCTGCTCTCACTGGTTCATAATTAGCAAGCTCACAAGCTGGCTTTATAAGATGCTCATATACTCGGTCGAAATGTCCTGAATCATAGTCGGGGTGATCTGCAATTGGCATGATAATAAAACATTTCTTTCTTGTTTTTTTGTTCTCAGTAATTTCAGGCTCTGTATTTGGAGCTTTTTTATTATCTGCTTTATTTGTCATGTTAGTTTCCTTCCGTAATTACTAGTACAACTCGTCCAATTACCTGTATATCTTCAAGTGCGCAATCAAATGCCATTCCAACGCCGCTAACTCTAACCTTTTTTATGGGTATTCGTGTTAGGGTTCTGATACTTGTTTTACCTTCAATGTTAACCATCCATTGGCCATCGAACACCTCTGCAAACGCCTGATCAAGTATGTATTGTGCCTTTTCATCTTGAACACAAATCGGTTCAGAAGGTAGTGGTACGCCCGCCCTAAAGAAAACTTTGTCGAACATTACATAACCGGATTCATATAGCTGGCCATCGACAAGTTTCTTTCCAGGAAATTTCAATATGTCGAGTTCTTCATTGTCATATTTTTTACCTTTCCCGGTTACAAGCCATTCGAGGTTAATGCCGGTTTCTGCCATGCACTTAACCATAATGTCAGCTGGTAATCCGCCGCGCTTGTATCGCGATGACAATGAACTAGCCGCCATATCAAGATGCTCGGCCAGCTGCAACTTCTGTGTGAAGCCGTAAGCCTCAATGATCCTGTCTAAAATCGGCGTGCTGTCAGTATCCGGATCTATTCGAAATCTTCCCATAAGTTTCCAAGCGTTTAGACAATGTCTAAATGATGTTGACAATTAGATATTATCTAAGTAGGCTTGCTCCTGTAGTTTGCTAAATGCGAATTTTAATGAACTTTGCCGAGTTCTAACGAATAGAGGAGTTTGCCTTATGCGTCCTAACATTACAATTGCCATCCCTACACCTTACCTCCCCATTGACGAGTATTGCCGTATCACCGGAACCCCTATGGGTACTGCTCGCGATATGGTTCGTGATGGTCGCCTTCCTATCCGCGGTAAAGGTGATAAGCCGCGCGCCCGAGTGGAAATTAACATGGCAGCGCTTACCGTTCAGGCGTTAAGCGAATGCAACATTTCGCTTAACGCTTAATCCAGGCTATCAATTAGGAATCCGCGAATCATGTACGATTACAAGGCCTCCATACACAATAACCTGGACACCGCCTGCCGGGCTTTCGCTCAGTCCCATAACCTTGAGCAACTGGCTAAATCAGTGGGCATGCGCCCGGCAACCTTGCGTTGCAAGCTGAACCCGGATCAGCCTCACCAGTTAACTCTCATTGAACTCATTGCCATTACCGACGCCACGGAAGACCCGCGCGTACTTGATGGCATGTTGCGCCAGCTGAACTGCCAGCCTTCCGTCCCTGTTAACAATGCCACTCCGGGGAATATGCAATTTTGCGCCCTCACCGCTGCGGCAAGCGTGGGTGCCATCGCAGGCGAAGCGGTTTCAACAGAACAGATGACCCAGGCGCGCCGTAACCAGATTCTTGATCGCGCCAGTGACGCCATCCGCAGCCTCTCCCTGATCATCTATTCCGTTGAGGCTCGTTTCCAGTCCGCCCCTATGTTTGCTGCTGCCGTGGATATCGTCACGACAAACGCACCAGGGTTGATGTGAGGGATGCACATGAAAGCTTTCGTTACGTACCTGAAACAAGAGTCTCCGGCCATGCAGCTGGCCAGCGGTTCGACTGGCTGGATTGAGTTGCCGAATGGCCAGCGCTGGAACCCGGCGCACGTTTACAAGTTCAATGCGAAGCCGCCGCGCGCGTCACTGGCGCGCCGTCTGCTGAAATTTATTGGAGGTGTCCATGCGTTCTAATCAAGAGTGGCTGGAGCTGATCAGAGAGCAGATAAACCCTAACTTTTCTGATGCAGCAAAATACTGGGATTCGTTGAAGCCTGAACTGCGCGGTGTCGTACTGCATGCTGCATCAGTGCACGGTGGTGAAGCACTGAGTGCCCATTTGGCAAAATGCAGCTGGAGCGAACTTTACGCCCGGCTTGACCATCGCCGCATGATGCAGCTTCGTTCTGGTATCCAGCATGCCCGTAATCTGTTTGCAGGTTTCGGTTCATTACGTGAGCGTGACTTTGCACCGCGTACCGCGCATTACGCTGATCAACGTCAGCAGCAGGAAGCCTCTCTAGAAGTACCTGTTCTGCCGGGTCATACCGCGGCGGTGCTTGAAAGTCGTAATCAGTTACGTCAACAAATCACAGGAGGTAAGGCGTGACCATTATTTCTATTGATAAGGATCTGCTGCTGCAGTCTGCCTATGATTGGGGAGTGCCGGACGGATACGTTTCAGTGTTCTGCAAACAGAGCGTTGAGCGAAACGGCCGCTTATTACTCCCATTCGTTTTCAATGCTCATGAGCACCAGGACAATCCACGCCATTGGCTGGCATTCAACGCTGCAATGTGGTGCTGCGTTTATCGCGAAGCCCAGACCAAGCAAGGCCAGGGCGAGGCGCTGGGCTGCATTCGCGCTCTGTTCTATGTCGCTCAAACTCTGGGCCAGGATGAGATAAAGAAACTCTTATGGGAGTGGTGGAGCCAGACTTATGAGCTTCATCATGTGCCAGCTCCGGATTTTTCAGCAGTTAAAAGCCCCCCAATTCACTAATTAACCATCTGAATTTTTGGCCACCCATCCGGTGGCCGGGGATTCTTTTGCCTTAAGGAAACCAAAATGTACATGACACGAACTGATTCACCCGCGACAAAGAGCAGCTCTGACCTGCTGGCTATGCTGGCAAAGGCTACGAAGGAAGGAAAAGCCGCCGCCGCTGATCTGTGTTCGACCCGTCTGGATAAGCTGGCCAACCACGCTGCAAATGCAGGCCTGAGCGCAGCCGAGATCGTGGAGCTTATCCGCGCAGAAGCAGCCGCTATTGAGAGCAAAGGCGGTGCAGCATGGAACTAACAGGGCGTGATCAATTCACTAAAGAGCAATTAATCGAGCTAACCCGCGAAGATGTTGAGTTCTGGCGCGAGCGTGACGAGCTAATCCCGTCCATGCAAACAGCAATGCGTCTGCGCCAGGCTGAAATCGCACTGGCAGTGCTGACGGCCCCGGACGATATTCCGCGCCCTGTGCTGGATAGTATGAGCGATAAGTGCGATGCCGGATTTGATGCACAGGGTATCTGGGATTTGTGTAAGGCTGCGATTATCAAAGGCGGTGCAGCATGACCATCAAAACTCCGCTGAAATGGGTGGGAAGTAAAGTCCGCCTCATGCCGCAGCTGCGTCACCACCTCCCCGAAGGTAAACGTCTGGTTGAGCCGTTCGCCGGTTCGTGCGCCGTCATGATGAATACGGAATATGACGAATACCTGATCGCTGATGTAAACCATGACCTGGTCAATCTGTATAAGGTCATGGCCTACCATACTGATGCGTTTCTCAATGAGCTGGAGATCTTGTTCTCTGCCGGTTCGCTGGGTGACGAAGAGAGCCGCGCGGTTTATTACTATGCGGTTCGCGATGAGTTCAATCTGTCAGGAAAGGCTTCTGGTACTGAAAGCGCGGAAGCCGCAGCGCGTTTCATGTTCCTGAACCGCCACTGCTTCAATGGCCTGTGCCGTTACAATCGCCGCGGTCAGTTCAACGTGCCGTTTGGAAAGTACAAAAAGCCCTATTTCCCTGCCGATGAAATCCGTGCGTTTGCCGAAAAGGCAAAGCGTGCAACCTTCATTACTGCGCACTATGCCGAAACGCTGGATTTGGTGCGTGACGGTGATGTGGTTTATTGCGATCCGCCGTACCTGACAGAATCGGGGAATTTCACCTCTTACACGGAGGGCGGTTTTTCCCATATGGATCAGGGGAGGCTGGCGCGTAGGCTGCGTCGCCTGGCGCAGAAGGGTGTTAGCGTCGTTGCATCCAACAGTGATGTGGAGACTGTGCATTATCTCTATGCCGGTTTTGAGGTTGTCCGCGTTAATGCCCATCGCAGTGTTGGAGCAGCAGCTGCAAGCCAAAACGTTGCGCCAGGGCTGATCCTCAAATCTCCGCTTGATTCCATTGCGAAGGTTTGCGCATGACGCTGGCAGTTCTTGGGCAACATCACGCCGTCGATGCCTGGCGGCGTGAAACCTTTGCGCCGGGTACGCCGTCGGATGCGACGATTACTGAGCGTCGCCTTTGGGCTGTTAACCCACAGGATTATGATTTCCGCTCACAATACCTTCACGAAATACCCGACTGGCTGGCCGGGTATTTTGGTAACCGCTACGAAAAGCTCTTGGCTGGTCGTGGTGGCCGTCGCCGTGCCAATACATTCCTGAGAAAAACGCTCGGCGGGAATGTATTGCCACGCCTGCGGAAAGTGGCTGCTCGTTACCAGTTGGCCGCTGATGTTAATGACCTCCCGTTTGGCAAGACGTTGCAGCGCCTGCCATCGCTTGACCGTACCGATCTCAAAAAGCTATCAGCCAAAGTATCCGGCTGGATGGCGCAGATGTTCTATGAATTTTCAGACCGTCTGAACGGTAAGGCAAAGGATGAAAAGGAAATGCATCAGCGTACGTTGGATGCTTACCGTGATCTGTGCGCACTCTCTCTGACTCTGAACAATCAGCCTCCTTACTGGGCAGAGCATGAGGCCCATGGTGGATGCCTGGAAAACCACAAGGCTGAATCTGGCCTGCTGCGCATGATGGCACCTGAGTGGTGGTACCAGCGCCTAAAGCGCGCCCGGGATCTGCAGCGTGAACACCTGGCCATTGCCGTGGGGCAGGTTCAGAAAGCCGCCAACGCTTACGTGTCGCGTAAAACTCTGGGCGAATGGATTGAGCAAAAAAAACGTAACCTGGAGTTCTTCAAGAAGTTTGACCTGATGGACGATGAGGGCAACCGCATCGCACTGGACAGCATGGTACACCGCAGTGTGGCTAACCCGGCGATCCGTCGTTGTGAACTGATGGTGCGCATGCGAGGTTTCGAAGATATCGCCAGTGAGCAGGGGCTTGCCGGTGAGTTCTATACGATCACTGCCCCGTCACGTTTTCACGCTGTCCACAGTAAGGGCGGGTTTGTTTCTCAGTGGAACGGTGCCAGCCCCCAGGATACGCAGCGCTATTTATGCAAAGTCTGGGCTAAATGCCGTGCGGCTATATCTCGCGCAGGTATCCATGTGTTTGGCTTTCGCGTTGTGGAGCCGCATCACGACGGGACTCCGCACTGGCATGTGCTGCTGTTTATGCGCCCTCAGGACGTGGACACCGTGCGGGATATTCTTTGCTATCACGCCCGGCTGGCAGATTCAGAAGAGCTACAGTCACCGAACGCGCTTAAGGCGCGTTTTCACGTTGAGCCTATCGATCCGGAAAAGGGGTCGGCTACCGGTTATATCGCCAAGTACATCTCAAAAAACATCGACGGCTTTGCCCTTGATGGTGAATCCGATGAGGAAACAGGGGAGAACCTGCGGGATATGGCCAAGTCAGTGACGGCCTGGGCGTCGCGCTGGCGCATACGTCAGTTCCAGCAGATTGGCGGTGCGCCGGTGACGGTCTGGCGTGAGCTGCGCCGCCTGGGCGATCACCGCCTGGTTGATAGCCGGATGGATGCGGTGCTTGCTGCCGCTGATGTGGGGGACTGGGCTGCGTATACGCAGTTGCAGGGCGGTGCTCTGGTTGCGCGCCGGGATCTGGTGGTGCGTCTTGCTTATGAAATAACGCCGCAAGGCAACGAATATGCGGAAGATATTCAGCGTGTGAATGGTGTTTACTCCCCTCTCGTGCCGGACTCAGAGGTATGTACCCGTTTGATTAAGTGGCAAAAGGTTGCGAAGTTGGCCGAAGCGCCAGCGGAGGCTGATTTTGACCTTGACCTTAAGCACCCTTGGAGTTCTGTCAATAACTGTACGGAGGGTGGAACCCGGAGGCGATTAAAGCTGGAACTGAATCAGCGGGGTTTCGCTGGAAGTGATGAGGAAGTAGATATTCTGCTGCGCGGTAGTGGGCTAATTTTTGGTGCGACAGCACTGATTTACCGACACGGAAGGTTGCAGGAGAAGCGAAGTAAGCCAGAGGAAGAACTGTGGCCGGGCTGGGGTTAGAATTTGTAAGTCGTTGGTTAATAAAATTTAACTTTACAACCGGCCTAAAATTTTATTCACAAAAGATGCTTAAGAGTGTACTGTATGTTTATACAGTTATTTCTACAGGGGTAAGCTGATGGAGCTGGTAGAAGTTGCAGCACGTGCCGAATTTATAGAGTTATTATCGAAGGTTGCATTGATTGAGAATGTGACTCGTCGGGAGCAGCAAATTGCGTTGGTATTGATCGGTGAATGGGCTGGAGAAATTAGTAAAGAAATAAAAAAGCCCCACCTCGGGGGCTCAGTTGGAAGCGGTTTTCAGTAAGTCCAGTGTCATTTGTTTTTGCTGTGGTGACAGTTTGCTGATCAGCTGCTGTAACATAGCATCACCCGATTTTGCGCTTGGGCTGAGCGTATGGGAGAACGTCAGGTTCATCACAAAAGTGTGGCCACACTCTACGTCAGCGCAAGCGCAATAAATATCAGCAATTTCCCTGTGTTTTCTGTTCGTTTTTTTGATTATTGCTTTAGAACCGCAGTCGGGGCATTCAATTTTCAATACGCGCACTTTCCATGCTCCAAACGATTTCGGATGCCTGGATTTTAAACTGTTTTTCCTCATGCCGCACCGTTTCCCGTTCCGTTAGCGAAATTAAGCCGCAGATTTAGCGGGATTTCCTTGTCGCTGTTAATCGCCTCCATAAACCGACGCTGCAGCGGGATAACCTCACTGCGTTTGTAAATCAGTTCGGCCTTTTCCGGGTCGCCCAGCCCTCCGGCGTTCTGCGCGATCTGCCCGGACAGCCCGGCGGGGAAACGATGGGCGTTGAGAATGTCCTGGGCGCTGATGTTCTTCACGCTGGCAAACTCATCCTTGGCTGAAATATCCCCCATCTGGATGAACTGCACTCCCTCTTTATCACCGCCTGGAATGTTTACCAGGATGGTTGAGAAGTTCCCGATCCCTTTGCTGTCACGCAGCTGGCGCTCAATCTCTTCTTCTACTTCATCGGTCATGCTCGGGTCACGGGTATAGAGAATGCCGCCCGTGTGCGCGCCGTTGTGGTAGTAGCGGCGGCGGAAGATGACCGCTTCGCTGTTGAGGAGTGCAGAGTGGATGCCGCCGATGTAGTCCGGCAGACCGTAGATGTGCTGCTGCGGATCGTACATCCGCATAAAAATGACGTCCTCCGGCTGATAAATCAGCGGTTCGCCCTGCTGCAGTACAGCAAATTCTCCTGTTTTGCGGCGGCGGGTGTACAGACCGGGCATCGGGGCGATGGATTCAACTTCACCCCAGCCGTTGCGGATTTTCACAAAGCCCACATCGCCAAACGTGATGAAATCAAACACGGCGGCTTCCATTTCATCGCGGCTAAGCCCGCCGCCCTGATAGTCACTCATCACCAGGTTCTTGCGCGCATGGATGATGCCGCCGTGCTGGCCATTAAGGTTAATCAGCTGCGCCAGCGCCAGGCGGTCAATGGGCAGCGTGTAATGGTTCGCCTCGTTGTCGTACCACACATCGCTGTAGTCCGTGCCGGTAGTCAGAACTGGTTCTGGCTTGCCAAAGCGCAGAACGCTCATTTTTTTGGTGGGCTGCGGTGTGCTTTTGTCGCGTTGCCCGGCATATTTTTTCTTTCTGGTCATGCTGCTTTCTTAAGCCCCCATTTGGATTTTGGCTTGTTCTCATAGTTGAGCGGTTCGTTATGCAGGGCGTGAGTGATCGCCCAGAACGCTTCGGCGTGTCCGGTTTCCTGCGTACGGTCTGCGACAAAGGTCATGGCATTGCCGCTCTGCGTACTGGTGCGGCGAATGGCCATAAAACTGGCCGGGATCTCTTTCTGGTCTTTGTCCCACTCAATACGGCTGCTCTCCACCACGTCGCAGGCTTTGAGTACCAACTGGTCTTTGGTGTTGCGGTCATAGCGAATCGGTTTGGCCACGCGCAGGGCGAAGTGCTGGATATTCTCAAACACCCCCTGGCCTATCCCGGTGACGTCCACGCCGATATAGGAGAAGTTGTACTGCTGGAACAGTTTCTCGATCTGCTTTGCCTGCCAGCGGAAGTTCATGCCTTTCCAGCTGAACACCCGCAGCACGCGGTATTTTTCCGGTGCCAGAATGGGTGGGGCAACGATGACGAAACACGAGAGGTCGCCGCTGCGCGCCGGGTCGAAACCGCCCCAGACCGGGCGATCACCAAATGGCCGGGCGGCGTCCGGGTTGTGATCCTGCCAGGTGTCTGTTTCCACGGCGCAGGCTTCCAGGTCGGAGAACCTGAAAACGCTGTCTTTGCTGTCAACGAATACGCACATATACAGCATGCTGAACGTGGTTTCGTTGTACCGGTTGCGCAGGCGGTCAATGCTGGCAAGGTTAAACCCGCCGTTGATCGCATCTTCCAGCGTGATGACGTAGCGCCACTGGCCATCGGGGCATGAGCGCCCGCCATCGCGCAGTTCGTCGAAAGTCGGGAACGGCACATGGGCGCGTTTCTTGCTGCCCTGTTTCCACTCTGCGCCCGTCCAGAACGGATACGCCTGGTGCGTTTTGGCAGATGGCGTGGAAAAGTAGGTGGTGCGCCATTTGTCGTGGGTGGCCATTGCGGAAGCGACTTCGTTCAGCTTCGCAAAGTTCGGTACCCAGAAATATTCATCGCAGTACAGGTGGCCGCTGTAGGACTGCGCGGTGTTTTTATTGGTGGAGAGGAAGCGCAGCTCTGCGCCGTTGCTCAGGCGGATCGGGTTGCCCGTCAGGGTGATGCCAAAATACTGCTGGGCAATGTTGACGATATAGCTGCGGAACACCTCGGCCTGCGGGCGTGACGCTGACAGGAAGATTTGCGGATCGCCCGTCATAACGGCATTTTCAAACGCCTCATACGCGAAATACCAGGTCGCCCCGATCTGGCGGCTTTTCAGGATATTACGGATTTGCTGGGCGATATTCAGGCGTAAATGCTTCTGATAGCCGAACAGGTTCTCTTCTGCAAACGCGTCGAAATCTTCCTGTGTCAGCCCCGAAATATCGTTCTTACGGTACTGGCGCTTTTTCCGTGGCTGGTAGTCGTCCTCATCGCTGCCGCCCTGGTCGCGGTGTTTACCCTGGCTTTCTGCCAGCTTCTCTTTGTGCTTATTACTCTGGGCGCGCAGCTTCGTGGCGTGAGCAATCAGCATGTCCATTTCTTTGAGTTCGAGATCGGTCTTTTCGTTTCGCCCGGCAAGCAGCTGGTAGCGGCGCTCAATCGCTTCCTCGGTGCTTTCATGGCTTAGCAGGTCAGCCCATTGGTATTTCTCCGCCCAGTAGTAAATGATCCGCGCGTTTGGCAGATTTAAATCAGCAGCAATTTCTTTTGGGGTGGCACGGCGCAGATAAAGTGCGCGGGCAACGCCTTTTAATTCTTCGGAGTATTTAGCCATAGATTTAATTATGCCGTGGCTGATTATAAAAAACGGCGGCTTTAATTCGCAGGTGTTCGTTTATTACCGCTTATCCGAACTGACCAGAATTAATCTGGATGATGCCAGGTTATTTATTCGTAATAATCATCTGGCAATTACGGCGAGGCGAGGGGATATGTCCCATTTAAAAACTGACTGGCTGTGTATTGCCACCGAAGGGGATACGGTCGATGAGCGGCAGATTTATCGCGAGTGGATCATTGATATGGGGGAAACCTATAACGCTGAACACTACGGCGCAATGATTTGGCCGGAGCATTCACGGGACTGGGGAAATTGTGGCGAAGTTGCAGAATGTATGTGGCAGGCCGGAGAGGACGGACTTGCCCGCTTATATGCAAAGCTCACCCCCAATCTGAACCTGATTCATGCGAACCGCGAAGGCCAGATGGTTTATTTCTCCATTGAGCCGGAAGAGAACTGGCGCGGCAGCGGCCGGACGTATCTCAAGGGGCTGGCGGTGACTGACCGCCCGGCAAGTGTTGGCACTACACGTCTGCGTTTTTCAGAAAAACGCAAGTTAACGAAGCAGGGATATTACGCGTGCGCAATGTCCTCTGATGGAAAAATTACGCAGGAAACGAAAATGAAAACTCCGTGGCAAAAGCTGTTCAATATTGAACCCAAGAAAAAGTTTGAAGAAGTGACGGGCGACGACCCGACCAGTGACGACAAATTACAGGCTCTGGCAGAGGCGCTTAATGGTATTGAAGAGCGCCTGGCAAAAGTCGAAGATCAAATTACAGCGGCGCAGGGCGATATTGAAACCATTGCGGAAGTGGTCGATACCGAAGAATTTGCCAGCCTGCGAGATAGCCTGCCAACCATTCTGGCAAATTTCAGCAAGCTGGATAAAAAAGTGACCACAATGCCGCAGCGTCAGTTCGGCGATAAAAATAAAGGTAAAGGATTCAAGTTCCTTTAATCGCTTTTAAATAAACCTTTTTATTATTAATCGCGTCAACGCGGGGAATATCTATGTATTTAAATGAACGTGCGCGCCAGTTGATGAATGCGTTTTGCGCGGGCATGGCGAAGGATTACGGCGTTGCTGATACCGAACGTTATTTCGCCATGACCGACCCGAAAGAAACTGCATTGCGCCTGGCTCTGCTGGAATCTGTTGAGCTTCTCAACATGATTACCTGCCTGGACGTGGATCAGCTTTCCGGCCAGGTGATTAACGTGGGTGCATCCGGTCTGTATACCGGGCGCAGTGAATCCGGGCGCTTTACCCGCCGTGTGGGTGTGGACGGTAACGACTATAAGCTGGTTGAAACCGACTCCTGTGCGGCGTTGCGCTGGGATCTGCTTTCTGTCTGGGCTAACTCCGGCAAGACTGAAGACGAGTTCTTCCAGCTGGTACAGACCTTCTCTAACCAGGCCTTTGCGCTGGATATGCTGCGTATCGGCTTTAACGGTAAAAGCGTCGAAAAAACCACGGATTACGAAACTAACCCGAACGGTGAGGACGTAAACAAAGGCTGGCACGCCATCATGAAAGAGTGGGACTCAGGTAAACAAATCATCACCGATCCGGTCACGCTGGATGAGCAGGGTGATTACCGCTCCCTGGATGCGATGGCGTCCGATCTCATCAACACCAAAATTCCGCAGCAGTTCCGTACTGACCCGCGTCTGGTGGTGCTGGCTGGCGCTGACCTGGTGGCGGCTGAGCAGTTCCGCCTGTACCAGGGCGCTGACAAGCCAACGGAAAAAATCGCCGCGCAGATGCTGGGTAACACCATCGCCGGGCGTCCTGCAATGGTGCCACCGTTTATGCCTGGTAAGCGTATGGTCGTGACCATGCTGCCTAACCTGCATATCTACACCCAGCGCAATACGCGCCAGCGTAAAGCTGAGTTCGTGGATGACCGCAAGCAGTACGAAAACAAATACCTGCGAAACGAAGGTTACGCCGTCGAAGTGCCGGAGCTGTACGCGGCCATTGACGAAAACGCCGTGACCATCGGTGAGCTTGCCGAGCCTTCGGAGGGCTGATAAATGGCACTGTCACCTGCGCAACGCCACAACCAGAAGATTGCCGTACAAAAGCAGCTGGAGCGCCGCCAGGCCGTCGAAAGTCTCGACAGTCTGCATGTGCAAATCCAGGCGCTGAATCAGGATGTGGCCTGGCTTCGTACCCTGCCGACGATATCCGACCGGGTTGCGTATAAGCGTGACGTGCTGCTGCCGAAGTGGATGCCGACAGTAACGGCGTATCTGGACAGCGGCAGCGTGTTTGCTCACCCGGTCTTTGCCTGGTGCGTGATCTGGCTGTTTGATGCCGGGGATCTGGATAAGGCGCTGGAGCTGGCAGATATCGCCATTGCGCAGCAGCAGCCGACGCCGGACAACATCCGCAGCACATTCCCGGCATTCGTGGCCGATACGGTGATGGCCTGGGCGGAAAGCACGGCGGCGGCGGGGGAAAGTATCGAGCCGTATTTCTCACGCACCTTTGAGAACGTCACCACGCGCTGGCGGCTGCATGAGGAAATCACGGCGAAGTGGTTCAAGTTCGCCGGGCTGCTGCTGCTGCGTGATGACAGTGGCCAGCCCCGCGCCACGGCAGTGGAGGACGCGGAAACGCTGGAAAAGGCCGCTGTGCTGCTGGCGACGGCGGAGAAACTTTATAAGCGGGTGGGCGTGGGGACGATGCGCAACCAGATTGCGGCGCGCCTGCGCAGCCTTGCAAAAGAACAATAACGACTACCGCAAGCCGGGCGGGCGCGGATGAGGGCAACGCACAACGTGCTTTGTGCCGTGGACTCCGGTCAGCCCGCCTTTTTCGGGGGAGCCATGTTTAGCGGGAATCCGATCAACTACAACGATGAGCCGTTAACTAATAACGGTTTCTGGCCGGATCTGAACCTGAAAGATTTTCAGGCGGCGCGCGCCATACCGCCCGATATGGACGCGGGAACCGTTGGCCAGGCATTACTGGCGGCGGTAACGGAGGTGAATGCGGGGCTGGCCTCTGTGGAGGAAACGCACCGGTCGGCAGGTCATGCCACTGCGGCCAGTGTGCCGGGCGTCAGCCTCGGCGGGATTAACGGGCTTTGTGCGCAGTACACCAAAGCGGTGTTTGCCCGCGCTAAGGCCGATTTACTGGGAGAGTTCGCCACTATCGGGCGGCGTGACACCCATCCGGGGCAGGAAAGCGAGGAAACCCGCGCCGGGTTACTGGCGGAGTCCTCCGTCACCATCCGGCTGATTAAAGGGCTGAAACGGGTAACGGTGAGCAAGGTATGAGTGAAACGCAGCTGGAATCACTGACCGCCTTTTTCCGGGCAAATGTGCCTGAGCGCGCCATGCAGGGCTTTACCAGCCTGATTGATGAAATGCGCATTATTCCGGCCGCAAAAGATTTGGGGCTGGGGCAGTACCGCCAGGCGGTGATTCGCTACAGCGCGCAGCTGGCCTGGGAGCGTTTCCCGTACCGGCTTTGCCCGCCGCAGCTGCTTGTTTCGCTGATGGAAGCCTGGCTGGATGACTACGGCAGCACTGTGATGGATGAGCTGGGTATCACGGATGCCGAACCGGACTGGGATGTCTCCCCGGAGGATGAGGAAACCGCCGTGGTGGTGCTGACCATGCCGCTGGTTGAAGAACTGGTGATCCGCCAGGACGA